TGATGATTATCAGCTATGATGTTGAGTGTGTTGATTGTAAGCTGGCCTGAATTAGCTATTGCCCCATCTCTTTCAAATTCAAGAGTGATATTAGCTGGCACAGTTAGATTCGTTACAATCTGAGGATTGACAATCTTGATAGTCCGCTGATTAGCACCAACTGCAGTAATAGCTGCATTAAGCGTTGAGTAGGCTCTGGAATCAGTCCAGATGCCATTGGCGCTAGTGACGATTATATCTGAGAAGAATTCAGCCTTTACGCCTGTAGAGAATGCAAGAAGGAGAATGATCGAGAGAAGTAAAGCCTTTAAAGTTTTCATTTCTTAGACCTCAAATATTGGTTTAATGATTAAACGGTCTGGGCCAATCCAATCTTGTCACGCCAAGTCCTTTTAACCAAGTTAGGTTTGAAGGTAGTTACTTTTGTTACTTGTTCGTTGATGACTTGTTTTGGCACTATATCAGTCTCTTTGATGTAGGAGAACTTGTCCAGTTCATAGACTTGATTACTCCTATTCCCACCATGAACTACCATGAAGGTATAGGAAGGAGGAATGGTATAGACTGTGTCGAAGTAAGTTCCCATCTTTAGATGGACTGATTCGTAGATGTCAGTGACAATCTCGTCCTTCTGCACTATGGCAATGAAGGGACTTGTACGAGCTTTGAAGTGCGGAGCATAAAACTCATAAAGACGCCCATCAGGGGCCTGCCCGAAGACTTGATAGTTGATAAGGAATCTACGCTCCTTCATTGTGTTGGCTAGGTAACGCATATGAGCGACCCAGCCTGGAGCGACCCAGTCGTCAATGTCAACTCTGGCCATGATTGAAGTGCGAGGGTAATCGAGAGATTTAGCTACGTCTTCAGGAGAGCCCTTGTCAGTCTCGCGAGCCCAGTTTCTTGAGCGCTCGATGGAATTCTTCCAGACAGTTAAGTCTCCTGAGGTATAAAGGAAGGTAATGTTAAGACCTGACCAGTCAAGAGCTTTGATTGCCTTAGTTGCTTCACGGTCTTCAGGTCCCACAGCAAGGTACAGGGCAAAGTTTGGATCAGTCTGGGCCTTCAAACTATTGATAAAGTTCTTCTGCATCATGTCGAGATGCTTTTGATCAATGACTCCAACATCATGAAGAGGACCAACTTCGTTGTAAATAGCCCTTGAAACAATAGAGATTTCCATAGGAACTAATGGATCAACTTCTATGCGATTTCTAGGAAACCACATGCAGGAGAATCCCCACTTGGATTCAAATAACCTTCGACCGCGCTGAATTACTTCATTATTAAGTTTACACTTTGAATACTTGTCAGATCGTTGAGTCTTATCATTGTAAGCGATGAGTTTTCTATCTGTCAAAGTGGCAATCTTCCACCCTTTTGCCCTGACATTCATTGAGAAGTCGAAGTCCCAGCTTCCGACGAAGTACCTTATGTCGATGATGTCTGGGATTAGAGCCACTTCCTGACGGATTAGTTGAGAGGTACCTCCGATGAGATCGACTTCGGCAAATTCGTCCTTGACTGTCTCTATTGAAGTACACTTTACCTTAGTTCCATTAACAGTTCGGTGATATGCCAGCTGATTATGTATTACATCTACCATGCCAAACTCGGGATGAGACTGAAGGAATTCAAGTTCAGCCTCAAAAGTCCCAGGTTGGTAGTCCATATCGTTGTCTGACATGAAAACGTAGGGAGTTTTGGCAGCTCTTTTCAAGTTGAGGGCTCGAGGTGGAGCAATCCCTCCATTACCAGTAGAGAAGTAAATATCTTTTTCAATGAATCCTGAGGCAGAATCAACTATCCGCTCACGCATTGAAGAAGTTATTTGCTCATCTCCTTGGACATGAAGGCAAAGGTTGAGAGGGAGAGTAGAGATCTTGGGTATTGATTGGAGAGTTTTGATCAACCTCTCCTCACATAACCAAGAAACTATTGCAACAGTGATTAAGGGCTTAGACATAAGGCACCTCATCGAGGAGTTTCTTGATTATTGAGTAGAGTTTTGAAGGCATTAGGTGGACATCACTGGCTGAGCGAATGAAGTCTTGATGGACAAGTCCGTCTTCACCTGTTGAAGGAGTAGTAATGTCGAGGAAGAAGTGGCCATTCTTAGTGGCTACTTCCTTAAGGACCTTGTTGTAGAGTTTTACTAGCTCAGTCCTCTCCTGCTTACAGGATGTTACATGAGTCCTTGCTCCTATTTCCTTGTAGTCCTCAACAGGAGGCAGGGTTACTGAAGGAAGAATGAAGGTTCGTTTAGTCTCTTTGATGAAAGAGAGAAGACGACTTATTGATTGGTGGACGAAGTAGGAGGGTTTCTCAGTTGTTGTCACTCTCCATGGCAAGGAGTTGCAGTCGACTTCGCCGACACAGAGCAGAGGGATATAAGACTTTGGGAACGCCGAGATGAAACGATAGAAGGCATCTCCTGCATGAGTCTCAGAGCCAAGATTGGTAAGGCTGTAGGCTGTAGCACCTGGGATTCGACAAGTTGCAGCGCAAAAGAATTCAAAGTTATCGAGGTGGGAATCTCCCATCCCGATAAGGCGGTCGCTAATGATTGAACGCTGCATTGGCATAGTTAGTTTAATGATTAAACGGTCTTTTCATCGTCCAGTTTGTCGTTTGATCTTGTCTTCCCGTTTAGGCGTTCAGCGGCCACGCCTCCAGTAAAACAACCAATCCCAACTATGACATTAATCACTATGTTCTCAGGATCTGAAAGGCGCATCATAGCAACTATGGCAATTGCTGTGAGACAGAACAAAGCAAAGATGCCTTGTCTTATTTGCCCACAAGCTATTCGTTCTTTCAATGAGTCAAGAGTTTCTTTCATAGTTTACTCATAACAAACATCAAGAGGAATCTTGTCAGTAGTCTTTCGCTTGTTGAATGAGGAGGAGCCAGCACATCTTACAGCCAAGTACATAGGGTGATAAATGTACCATGAGACACCTTGACCAATCATAGCCTCACGAAACATCCAGTCGGCTTCTTCCTTAGGAATCCCAATCATGAGTATTGAAGAGAGTCTGATCTGAGAACCTACACGATAAAGGTAATCGTGGAGCACTGCCTCTCGATGGGCTCTATCACCCCACATAAGATAAATGAATGGAAGACGAGGGACACTGGCGAGGTCAGTTTCAAAGCCAGGAGGGACTTCGACTACCTTATCACCATTAGTCCAGATTAATGAAGTGTTGAGACGCCAGACTGAACGGCCACAGGACTCGCCAATTTCCTTTGCATCAAGGCAGCCGTTGAACTTAATCATTACCATCTACCTTCCCATACAACTGAATAATGGTTTAAGTCGTTGTTGATTCTAGGCGCTCCGCCCATAGCGTCCCAAGCATCATGCATTCTTCTATGAGCCTCCAAGTCTTGTTCCTGCGACCCAGGTTTGTAAATAAAGATGTCTTGAGCAAGCTTTATATAATGGTTAGAGTATTTCTTATGCCCTATTCCTGCAGCATTGAAGCCTTCTCCAAGCCTCATTTTGTAATCCTGCCCATGGCCCCACAGAATAAGTCTGGCAATCTTTACAGCAAACGCCTCTTGCTCTTGACCCAGAGTCATCCTGTGGCCTCCTCAGAAGATTGGGCTGGATTGGAACTAGGACTCAAAGGCCGCATGGCGGACGCTTCCACAGTCACATCAATTACTTCTCCAACCTCCTGCGCAGCCTTTCTCCCACGCGTCTTAAATTCCTCGATCTCCTGCGCTGAAAGAGTCATATTAACACTGGCTGATTGAATCCTTGTTGGGGCCCTGAGGCCTGAGAGTTCAAGCAAGACTGTATCAGCCACGTCTTTGCGATCTTTTAAAGTAGCCTCTCCCGTCTCATTATCGAAGATCTCGTGGTAAGTGGCAAGAGCTTTTTCTGTCAAGACTCTAATGGCCTCAGTCGTGACCTTTGCTTCTTCATCCCGAGCGCCTCTGATTTCGGAGAGTTTCTTCTGACCGAGTTCGCTGTTTAGTGTCAAGGAGACACAAGCAGGAGTGATTCCAAGTATCTTCGCAATATCTACATTCTTGAATCCTCTGGCCGCCAGGTTGATGATCTCGTGGGAGCGCTGCCAAAGTTGTTTGATGTTGTAAGTGGACTTCTCCTCCCCTTCAGGGACCCGTCGCTGATCAACGTCCCTGAATTCAAATCCGTAAAGTCCTTGTCTTGTCTGTACGCCTTCCATTACCATTCCCTCAGAACGACTTCAAAAACGTCCTTGGAGGACAGAGTTGCAATGCTTACGACCTCAACAAAGGCGTCAATCATTGACTTGATGTCCGCCGGATTGAGTCCATGATAGAGCTCGAGACCTTTGCGCCGAGCAATAGGTGGAATGCAATGATCTATGTGTGGGATGAGCATTACGAGATAGCCTTCAGGCTTGAGGACCCTTAACCACTCAGCAATTGCTTTCTGCTGATCAACTACATGCTCAAGCACATGAGAGGCAAAAACAAAGTCCATTGTATCACTTTTGATCGGCAGATTGAGGATGTCAAAGGACCAGTCAGCTTTGCTAAGATCTCCCGCAGCATTGCAAGCAACTCCCCAGGGCACCTGATCTATGCCGACGCAGGCTCCTATATGCTGATACCCACAGCCTACATCAATTCCATTGCCTTGGCAGTACTTAGCAATCAAGGCTTGGGTTTCAAGGTCAAAGTGGGAGCAGTTAGGGCGCTTCATGTAATCACCAATGTCCAATGTCAATCATTCCTATCTTGTAGATCACATTATACATGACCTACATGGTATGTGTCAAGGACTCTTTGTGTACATTTGATGGTAGGTTGATCACCTTCATTGACAATAAGACCGTTTAATCATTAAACGCATTATTGACATAGTTGATTTTGTGGTGACTGTTGAATAAATGCGCGGCATGCGCTCAGCGTTTTCCATCTTTGGACACGCCGATGTATATAAGTACTAGGTCTCATGAAACGACGACGGCGAGTAGCCCTAACGTTCTGCATTCTCATTAAAATTCTTCTTAAATTTTTTTATATTGTCTATCATGAATTGTCCAATGTTGTACATAGTTAAAATCTTCAGCCAAAGCTTAGAGGTACTAACCCGCGCGCTATACGGAACGATCTCCCCCATCGACTTCGTCGTCGTAACGTGTTGATTTGATTGAGAATAATAGGCCTTGACAATGGCCACTATATATGCCATGATGTAGTCGTCAATATGACATCTGCTCTTTCTCAACCACATATCGAGTGCATGGCATGGCCTTCCAACCACAACCTCACACAATGAAAGGTGGAAAAGCCATGAACATGAACGAAATCATCTCCAATGTGACCTTGACCAAAGTATGCTCCATCAAAGCTGACAAGGACTCGACCGAATCAAAGAATATTACACTCAAGGTCAAGTTCGATGGCGCAACAGTTCAATCGGTATTTGACAAGGCTGTTTCGGGCGCTGTGATCGCATGGCAGAATGGGGTAGGGCGAAAGCAATACGATACGTTTAAGACGAATCAGACCGTTGAAATTCAGTTTGTTGCACCTGCTAGCCGTACCGCTATCGACCCTGAGACGGCAATGATTGCAAAGCTCTCGACCATGACACCTGACGAACAGGCTGCTTATTTCAAAACTATGTTAGCCAAAGCAGCAACGAAGTAGTAGCAAAAACCTACCATGCCACGCACTCACCCATCACACCCTATCATATGGATAGGGTTTTTTATTGCCTTTCGACTACATCAACCAACTGGGTATTGCACAAGAAGGTTATTAACTTGGGGTTTACACAACATTGTATATTTGAATAGTGCGTTTAATCATTAAACTGTCTATGTTCAATTGTACCATGATATGTCTTGACATATGACAGTAGTTACGTTAATGTGTAATATGTAATGTTAATGTGTAATGTAATGCTGTAATGCTATTTCATAGACCGCCCATTGACATTTACGTTCTGTAGTGGAGAGAGAGAGAGAAAAAAAAATAAAGAAGAAGGACTCTCTCTTACACACTGTCAGAATGAAAATGATGATGGGTGGCTCATGAAATGGCACTAAGGCACTACATAACATAATAACAAGACACATTAACCAATTAAGTTAATAGATGATGAGAGAGGAGAGATGATATGAGTAAGCAGGCTATGTGGAGGATAGAAGATGTATGGGAGTATTTTGGTGAGTTATTTGTTAAGAGGAGAGACTTTGAAGAGAAAGAAGGAGTGATTAAAAGGCAGCTGGGATTGGTGATGGAGGTTATAGATGAGAATATGCCTAATGCAAGCTATTGGGCTAAGATGCATAGAATGAGGGAGGTATTGATAAGGTTTGGCCATGAGGTGCCGTTTAGAGCTATTTATACACATAAGAAAGGAGAGTGAGTATGAGAGGGGAAAGGAAAGATCCTTACAAGGAAGATAGTACGAGGGGAATGAGTATAATCAATCCACTTAATTATAAAGGAGATGTGCTGGTTCAGGTGTGGGTTGACTCGCGTGTCCTAGCTACGTTAATGCATTGGTTAGATGCACAAGGGACATATCCAGCTTACATGAGCCAAGTGGTTAGGCGACCTTTGGAAGTATTAACTGATGTATTGGTTAATGGAGGTGATGCTACACTTATTGACAATACTGTTGAGGCAAGAGAGATGCTTCAGAGGAGGTTCAAAGTTGATCTGAGTAGGGGAGGAAGAGGGGAGAAGAATAAAATCCATAATATTACACTCTCAATGAGAAGAGAGGATTTAGCAGAGAGTCTTAGTAAGCAGCGGATGGTCTATGATATTAATAGACCGTTGAGAACTACTACAATGGTCAGACCTGAGGAATATATAGAACAGTCTGAGTCTTGTAAGGGCTTATTTGATGATATAGAGGTTGGAGGACAGACTGCCGCAGGATTTAAAGTGAATAGAGATGGTCTTGATGACTCTGTTCCAGTTCCTAGGGCCGAGAGAAAGGTTGTGGTAGTAGAAGATGCCAACAATCAGCCTATGAAAGAAAAGATGTCTAATCAAGAAGTTCAGGAGAGGATGAAGAAGATTGAGAGAGAAGAGAAAGAACTCTTGGAAAGGGAGAAGAAGGCCAATGATGAGTTTTTAGCGTCTGCTATGGCCAAAGCGAGGAAGGAATGAGTGCGTTTAATGATTAAACGGACTCGCGTGCTCAAACTTGATCGTAAAACTGAATCGTTTCAAGGGCATGAAAGTGCTTGATTAAGATGGTTATAATGTACATCAAAATGAATTGACAAACACATCAAAATATGATAATATAAAAGAAAAACTATGGAGGTGTGTTATGTCACAGGGTGAGAGAGAAGGAAAGATCCCTAAATCAGAAATACCTAATGTAGTAGAGATGTGGGAAGAGGGAAGTAGTCAAAAAGAGATAGCTGAAAGATATGGAGTCACTGCTCAAGCTGTCAGTTGGCTATTAAATAATAGCATCCCTGGCCTTATTACAAGAAAGGGTATTAGAGGGCCTA